TGATGATCAAGTCTGCCTGTGACTCTGCGATACTAAGAGTGACCGTGCCGCTTGTGCCGCCACCTGACAACCCTGTGCCAGCTGTAACGCCCTCTATATCACCTGTTGCGCCGCTAGCTGCCCACGCGCTACCCGTGTAATACCAAAGACTGTTATTATCTTTAGTAAATGCAAACTGCCCTTCTTGTGGTGAAGTTATAGCACTATTACGCGCTGCCTCAGTAGCAAAAACTAATACGCCTTGCATTAAATAGCCGTTTACATCGGCGGCTGTTAAAACCTCACCTGTAGTAAAGGTTTTAAACCCTAAGCCCGCTGCCATTGTTACCCCCTAATAGGCCAATACGCCGGTGTCTAGCACCCCGTATAGGCTTGAGTCTAGTATAAAGCCGTCTATTATCGGCTCTAGTGTGGTTAGTGTCGTTTTCCAGCTATTAGGCGTAATTGCCATAGCTACGCCAAACACCTGCAAAGTCTTAGTTAGAGTAGATGAGCCGGGCTGATTTGTAGTAATAGTTATAGGGTCAAAAAAATCAAGATCTAGCGCTGCAATTATGCCGGCATTATAGTTATCTGTGTATAAATCTAGCGTAATGGCATCACAGCGTATAGACGTTTCTTTACGGCTAGCTACATAGGCTTGTGCGTAATCTAGCGCTACGGCATCTGTCTGCATTAGTAGGTTTTGTTGGTTATAGCTGTGTGTGAAGTATTTATCTATGCTTGGTTGGTCTATGGCTAACTGCGTTGTACCGCCGCTGCGTGTAATGCTAGCTGCGTTAAATACTAAAGTATCATCTAAACGCCATATAGCGTTAAAATAACCTATATTAGTGCCGTTATCGTTAAACACAGTAGGTGTCCCGCCTATGCTAGCCGTTGTTACGTTTCTATCTTGAAATACAAATGAGCCGGTAGCATCTACATAAAGCGCGCCATACTCACTAAGGGTAACTGTTTGCATAGCTGCAAGGCTGGTACGGGCCGTGCCCGGATCTGCCTGCAAAGTAGTTAGCCCGGCATCTACATCACGCATAGATACAGGCCAGCCTATTTGGTCTAATATCTGATCTATACGTGTGCCGGATAAATCGCCTGCGCTAGCCCCTGTTACTGTAGCTATTTGTGCATTTTGGGCAAGTCTAAACGCATCTACAGCCGTTATTGTGGTATAAACAACGTCTGACGCATTTTTAGGCGTAGTAGTATTATAGCTAGTAATAAAACCGCTGAATATAGGGTAAGTAACGCCGCTATAAGTAGCTGATATAGCTACCTTACGCATTGGATCTAGCAAGCCAAAATAAGGGCCGCTAGGGTTTTGTGGGTTAAAATCACCGTTTTGGTCTACTATTCTTAAAGTTAATGTACCTGTTTGGAATTGGTCGGCCTGTGGGTTACGGCCTCTGTTAGTTTGTATTGTATCTACTACGTCAGATACATCTACAATTACAGCCGCGCTATCGCTTAATATGTTTGTATCTAATATGCCCTCACCTAAAATCATAGCCTGCGCAAAGCTAGGCCCGGTGCTAAAGTTTATAAATACGTTTACTACTGGCAGGGTCATAGCCCACCCGTGTAACGCAATGGGTCGCCCTTGCGCTCTAGATCTAATATAGCTCTTTGTACAGCTAAACTTATTGTGTCCTCGCTACCTACTACACCTGCGTTTACGTTTACCGTTATGTTATCTGCCATACGGAAACGTGCAGGGTCAAAGCCGCCAAAGCTAGGCAAGGCGCTAGGGCTTACGCTAGCTGTAGCTATATCTAGTGCGCGTATGCTTTCTTCAAATAAGGCATCTGCAAGCGCTAACTCTGACTCAGCTAGCATACTAATAGCGTCTGCGTGTGCCTCTACAGCTCTAATAGCCTCTGAGTCGCCTGCTACATAACGGCTAGTTATATCCGGCGGTAATTCATTTATACCTGTCCTATCTTGGCTTGGCATTATTGGGCTTAAAAAGTCAAAACGTGAGCCTGCAATTTCTAGCAACTTGCGTATGGCTTCATCTAGGTTATCTAGGTTTATTAAATCTTTAGGCTTAAACCTTTCTAATATTTTATCTATTTCACCTAGTTTGTAAGTCTGCCCCGTAATAGTACCTAATATGGCCAGCTCTGTGTTTAATTGCTTGGAAAGGCTAGTAGCGCGCTCTACGTCTTTATCTGCTATTGCGTCCTCTAAATCTAGCATTAATTGTTTTACTGTTAGGCGCTGTGCATCATTGGCTAGCTGTAGTTTTTGCTGCTCTGTAGCCGCTGTGCCTAATTTAGCTATAGTTTCTTGTGTTGCTAAAATAGCTGCGTTTATCTGTATTTTGTCTAAATCAAATACATCTTCACCCTTGCCTAAAGCTAACGCAGCCTTGTCTAGTTTGGCTTGTTTTTCTTTTTCTTTGCGTTTTAATGCCTCAGCATTAGCTTGTTTTTTGGCAAGGTCTGCTAATATCTTAGCGCGTTTTGCTGCCGCTGCATCCAACTTAGCTATTATTTCTTTTTGCTTTTTTGTGAATTCTGTTTCCGTGCTAATTACTGTTTCGGGTCTATCATACATAGCACCTAGACCGAATGCCCTAAATCCAAACTCTGGAATACGCGCCAATAGACCAAGCGCGCTGCCGCCTAATTTTAAAAAGAAACTTAGAGCTTGAGATAAATCGTTTATTACATTTACGGCATCGCTAGCTTGACCGCTACCAGCAAAATTACCTAGACCCTCTACTAAGCCCTCACCTATTGTTATCTTGGCGCTTTCGCCTGCTATAGCTAATAGCTCTAATTTGAAAGCCGTAGTCGTAAAATAATCATCTGCCGCGCCTTGATTTAGCCTTAAAAGTATTTCTAAGTTTTCTGAAAATGATTTTGCTGCTAATTCTGCGCTTGTAAACCCTGTTTTGTATTTTTCTAAACCTTTAGTGCTGCCTAAATAAGCCTTGGTAAGATCCTCTGTAACTGTGGTTAAAGCTATGCCAGAGCCACGGCTAATAATTATAGATTTATTTAGTAAATCTTGTGCCCTAGTCAATGATCCCGTAGTAGTCAATAAATCTTGGAACGCTGGCCTCAACTCACTCCTTGATATGCCCGCTGTCCTTTCCAAGCCCTCTATAAAGTTATTTATGGACGGGTTAGCAAAACCTATCCCTAAATTTTCTACAGCTTTAGTTAGCTGGACAGCTGCTTTTTCGTCCTCTGCAAAGGCTTTAACTAACATTTTGCTAGTCTTGAATACTACGCCGGCAGCTAAACTAACCCCTAAAGTTTTGCCTAACTTTTTCGTACTCTTTTGTAGTTTATTTACGCTTTTTTCAGCTTCTAGAAAACCCTTACCCGTGAACTGGCTAACTAGATTTATCAGTAATTCTGTAGCCATTATGCCGCCATGCGTTTTTCAAACTTATCTTTAGCTATCTCTATAGCCTTTAAGAGCGCTGCTACTGCTACGCCGTTATCCTCTGCAAAAGCTCTAAAGATCACGCGCCCCGTCTCTTTCCTACTTGGCCTTCCTACTAAACCTTGCGGCCTAGCACTTACTAAAGTGCCTGCATTGTTAAGGTTTGTAATAAATTGCTGACCCGCGTTGGGGTTATTACTGTTATTTAGGTTTTTACCCTTAAATACTGTGCCGTACTTTTTACTTAAAGTTGCAGCGGATTTTTGCCCTCTAGGATTTTTGCGACCTGCTACCTCAAATATCGCACCCGGCGCGCTAGCGTTGAAAATTCTGGCTAAACCTACAAACCCTAATTTATTGGGCTTGGATGGCGTAGTCTTGAAACCTACACCCCTTTTAGCCTCAAAGCTATTAAACTTAGGGAACGGCCGATAATTTCTAGTGTCATCGCTTGCCAGCGGTTTTATCCATCCGCTTAGCACTTTAGTATCTGCCGGTATAAATCCCCTAGCTCTAGTTACTAACGGGCTCAGCGCTAACCCCATCTGTTTTTGCGTTTCTATTGCCAAATCTGGAGCAAAACGTTTTAATGCAAGTCTAAGCTCAAGGGCGTTTTCTACCTCTGTTGGCATCTCGCACCGCCTTTGCTCTATCCTCTAAAACTTTCAGCACGTTCCTGAACATAGTGTCATCTAAATCCAATAGATCTTGGGGCGGTATCCCGGTCTCAACTGCTATCTGAGCAATCAAATAACCGAGATTACCGCGCCCAATTATTGCGGGGGGTCATCGTCTAACACCTCGACTCTGGCTAGAGTATCTAAGAAGTCTGCCCCGAAGGGTTTGACCACTTCGCCGCTACTTCT